GTCCTTACAAGCATAAGGTGCAAGAATATCCATTGGTAGCATACCATAATTAAAATCTGCTAATTTAATTTTGTTTCGCCTTGCAAAAGTTTTCTTATAGTCATCTAATTCTTTTTCGTAATCACCGAGATCTGTAAAACGTAACGCTAAAGATTTTAATCCGTGTGTCCCCACTGATTCTTCTAAACAATAATGAAGAAGCATTGTATCTTCCCAACGATCAAATACAAAACCTAGAGAATCTTCCATAAATTGCATGTCAAACTTCGCATTGTGAAACACACAACGCTTATTCGCAAATAAATCAAAGAAATAATCGTAATTATTACTTACAACTTCAAGAGAGACGAAATGTCCTTGATGCTCCCTCGAAGAAATAGCAATACCGATAATAACACCTGTTCTGGCAGATAACGAAGTAGTTTCAATATCTACTACAAGGGTGTCAGCATTATCATAATCAGGAATAGCTTTTAGTAGTTGATCTTGAGTCTCAATAAATTGATAATCTTTTTCTATTTCTTGACCCACATTATCATCTTCTAAAATTGGTTTAATCTTAGAAAAGGCAGAAACAATATCATCATTTAGTTGCGGTTTAAAAATTGTCATATTAGGGTGCATTATAGGAAGATATTTTTTTTCTATAAATACACCATTATATTTTTGTACACCTGTATAGCCCGCAGTATATTTGAGAGATTCTGCGCCAATAGGACAAATAAGTTTGTACTTATTAAGTTCGTCTAATTCTAAATCTATGTCTTTTTTGAGTATTTTTTCTTTCTTACTTGAACAAAGAAATTTAATATCAAAATCTGCATCAGAGAAATATTTTCCAATAACACCTTCAGCATCTTTTTCTGCATTACTGGCAAAAACAAAACATAAATCAGCCATTTTTAATTCTCTCTTCTATAGAAGTTTTTAAATTTACTTTACTTGGAATAGGGTTATCATAATAATCATCATCCCAAATTACGCTTATATTATATGATATACTGCGCCGCTCACCTTCGCCTCTAAAAGGATAAACAACATGATTTAGCCACAAAGGAAATAAATAAAAAACTCCAACTTCTGGAACTACATATTCTGTCTGTGGAAACTTAAATACAACTCTATCTCTATTTCCTACATCACCCCATACTAGCGAAGTTATCCCGTCCATTGCACCTTGTGCGCCATAAATTGACTCTGGTGAGAGGTGTTCCCTATCAATAATTTGATCTGGTACCTTAGTATGTATAAAACCCGCAAATGAAGAAAAATGTTCTGAACCGTGATCGTGAAGAGGGTTATAATCACCTTCATATTGATGTACGGTCCATACATCGTGTACGTCTAGGTGATAAGGAATTGGAGTGCTACCGGTAGTCTCAAAAAAATGATTTATGTAAATATTTGCTGCATCTTTCAAAAGTTTTCTAAACTGCTTAAAACGTTTATTCGAGACATCAACCTGTAACTGACTGCCTTTATGTATTTCTCCTACAAGCCTATCAGCATAAGATGGTGTTTCTGGATCAGCCAACATATCGTCACACATTGCATTAAGGTCTTCAATTATGTTTTCTGTTACTTTACCTTTACCTACAAGTAGTTGAGGTTTAGGGTAAATATTAAATTCAACTTCTCCGGGTTTTAATTCGGTCATCGTAATATTTCTTTTACTTCTTGTTTGTTTAAATCTCCTGGATCACGACCAAGAGGCAATTTTATTATTCTTGATTGTATGTTTCTCTTGTCTAACTGATTAGAAATTTTTTCTGCTGCAATAGCACCCGCAGTGTCTGGGTCCATCATAATGTCAACTTTTGTAACACCAATTATGTCAACTAATTCCAATTTAGTTTTATTAAAATTAGATGCACCAAACAAACATACTGTGTTTTTATAACCAAGTTGCCACATATTTAACATGTCAAAAATACCCTCAACAAAGATAAGATGATTTGTATTTTTAATCTTATCTAAAGGATAAAGAATGTTATTAGTTTTTGCATTTGCAGGTCTACGGTAATACTTTGGTTGGTGATTATTGTCTTTAAACTTTCTACCTTCAATAAATTTAAGTTTACCAAATTGATATACCGGTATGCAAATGTAATTTTGTAATTGAAGGTGCTGAGTCGTAAAGGCATTAAATTCCATCATCGTTTTAGCAGAAATACCTTTGAATTGTTGCTTAAAAACATGACGCTCAGATGGCAGTTTAATGTCGTCAATTTCAATAATGTGCCTAATTTTATCTTTGAGTTTCTTAATACGGTAAGGTTGTTTACTATCAACAGATAAACGAGTTACTTCACCAATACTTTCTAAAAATTTAGACGCACCACCACCAAAACCACAACTCCAACAATGGAATAAATTTTTATCTAAATTATAACTTAAACTAGGATTAGTATCATTATGCAAACCAGATGTGCAAGATATTAATATCTCACTTGGATTATTAGTTTTTTTATATTCAATACCCCGTGTATTAAGTAATTCAATTAATTCCATTATACGTCTCTTGAGCCTTCTTTTTCATTATCCGTTCCAAATTTTGTAGCACTGTGTGGTTTTTCATTGATAAGTGCAGATTGATTTGGGTCAATTTTTACACAACTCCAATCCATCAACACATCAAAACTCATGTGCTTACCATTACGCATTTTTGTTGTGTGAATTGTAATCTTATTTTCAAGCTCTCTATCATCGCCTTCAGGCGGTGGGAAGAAGTTAAAACTACGATCAGCAGAATCAAGAATACCTTTAGAAAATCTTGCTTCTCCTGTCGCATCAATTTGGTAGGGAGATACTAATGTAAGATCATATTTACGACTTATACCTTTAAGTGCTTCTGCAATTACTATCTGAGTTTTCCAATCTTTTTGATCATCATGTTTTACAATATTAATATAATCTACGACACCCATATTAAAATTAGGATATTTAGAAGAAAACATATTACAATAATGATCAATCCTATTAATAGTCAGTGACTCATCGTCGATCATAAATAAACGATTATCTTTAAACTCTGGTTTTTCAATTTTAATACGTTGTTCAAATGTTTTAAAATCTTTACTTGCTTCTAATTGTTTAACCATTTGTTTTAGATTATCATCAGGTTTATAGAATGTATCAATTTTAGCTTTAGCCATTTGAATTTTTTGACTATTATTTAGTTTATTTCTGAATATATCAAGAAAGGGTACACCTGAAATAATACTAAGAACTCGATCATAAACTTCTTTATAGCGCATTTCAATAGTAAAAAATGCAACAGTATTACCTTGTAAAAAACGATTAAGAGCTAAATTTAGAGATATGATAGACTTACCAGAGCCTCGACGACCGCCAAGTAACACAAGTTCTTGTGTAGCAAATCCGCCATTTATATTGTCAAATTCAGCACTTAACCCACTTGGATAAATCTTGAAATCTTCTTCGGAGGGAAAAAATTCTAATTCAGCAACATCATAAAGCTCATCATCATGGGGTATAGCTTGATTTAATTTTAATAAGTGATTTTGAAATTGATCAACAATTTCTACTTTCTCAAAATCATCTAAGTTATCTACAAATTTATCTAAAAAATGTATTGTCTCGTCACGAATATAGAAGTCTTGTAATTGGGATACAAGAAATTCATCCGCTATTGTTTCATTGTGATTCTCATTATCAAGAATTTGATTTTCAATGTATTCTTGTAACCCTATGTCTTTTCTAAGCGCAGTGATTTCATCAGTAGATGGCAAACGCATGTGTGACTTGTAAAAGCTTTTTATCTTATCAAAAAGCACATGATTAATGCCAGTAAAATACTGGTTGAGAAGTTTAGAGTATAGGTCGTTACTTTGAGTATCTAATAATCTACGCAAAGTTAATTTTTGTAAATCAATTGCCAATTGTCATCACCGGATAAAGTTTGTGTCTGTTTAATTCTAGAAAGTGCCCATGATCTCCAAGAATGTAGAGGCGATACGCTTCTCTGCCTGTTTCTTCGATGATCGATTCAATTTGATTAATTCTATTTTTGATAGCCCACTCCTTCCATTGCGAACCATCATCAAATTCCCAATAGATAGTCCAGTGAACATCTTCTTTACCTTCGTATTCTTCACCATATATTTTCTTTGCTCTTTGCATTACATGATGTTCTACATATTTGCGACGAGCAGGATTCCTGTGTTCTTCAATCCATTCTTCGTCAAATACTTCTTTTACTTCTGCATACTCACTAGTATCTGCAATAAATACTTTTTGTCCTACTTTAAACTTTATATCTAAATCTTGTACAACATGTTCTACTTTTGCCGCCTTTTTCTTGCCACGACTTCTTAAAGGAACATTAAGTTCCATTAAAAACTTTTTGACTCGTTGTGGTGAAATAAAATTACGTTGAGCAATAGCAGAAAGACCATCACCTTTTAGGTAATCATCTGCCATAGATTTCTTTTCTGTTTCTGAAAACTTTTTAAATCTTGCTTGTGCTTTTAACTGTTTATCTCGCTCGATGCGTTTATGAAAATCTTCAATTAGTGTATCGAGTCTTTTAGGGCTGTAAGCTATGCCAACATGGCTACAGACATCTTTTTTGGTTTTGCCTTTTTTCAGCATCCAAATAGCTTGACGAATTTTTGCTTCAGGGATAGTTGGGGATTTTGCCATTGTTTACTCCATTTTTTATATTATAGGACAAAAGTAAGCAAGTAGCAAGAACATTATACTAATGAGTGATAAGATCGTCCTCAACAAAATAAACGTCATTTATAACATTCCTTATTAACCCTGTTTGAGTATATATAATAGTAAACTGTTCATTGAAAAACCTATTTGAACGGTACAGTTTTTCTACATACATAGAAGAAATGTAGTTTTCAACTAAACTTTCATATTCTAATTCATCTTTTAAAGAATTTGGATAATATGTCTCAATTAGTTTATGAATGTAAGCACGTTTATCATCTAATTGCATACCTAAAATATAATCAATAGTTTCGTCTTGAAGATCACAAAGAGTTAAATCTGTCATAATAAAAAAAAAGGGGATAGATGTTTATCTACCCCCCTTTTCCCTTCGCTAGAGTTAATTACTCTGCAACCGACTTCGGTGTGTAGTCGGCACAAGCAAGACCGCGACGAGTAAGAACCGTCTTGACTCCGCGAACAGTCTTGTCAAAGTGATCCGCGATCTCTTCAACTGTTTGCTCGAGCATATCCTCAATCCCCTCATAAGGATCGCTCTTCGAAGTCTTCTTGTCTCGCTGTACTGCGCGAAGACCCATGCTAAGAAGTTTGCCACGAATCGAATTAACAGTGCGGCCAAGAGCTTCTGCAATTTCTTCCAGATATTTCTCGTCACTCACCATTGACTCAATTTGTCCTTCTTCCTCCTCAGAGAAAGTGCGTTGTGGAGCCTTCTTCTCAGCAGGCTTAACATGAGAAGTCATTTCAAGAGAAAGTGCCTTCCCATTAATCTGACGGGCAGTAAATTTGCCGTCAGCAAACTCAGCAGCAATTTCGTCTGCCGTATGTACTCCGGAATTTTTTTGCAGAAAATCTGCAAGTGCGTCTGTCTCTTCTGCCGAAAATACAGGAGCTGCACCCGGCTTCTTCGGAACGTCATAACCAAGCTTACGTAGCTTAGCCGTAACCGAACGACGCGGAAAACCGAAGTCTTCCATAAGAGTTTCGATGACGCTCTCTGTAACGCCACTATCGGCTGCTTCATGCATTTCAGCAACCATTTCATCAGTGTATTCAAACTTACTCATTGGATTAAATCCCCCTCGTTGATAAATTTTGAAGTTTGCTCAAGAAGCTGTTGTCTTCTTGACTATGTAATGATTATAAGAGAAAATTGTATTAAAAGCAAGATTAATTTTGCGGAATCTTGTGTTTTGCTTATTTTAGGATAAACTTAAAATTCGCCGTTTAAGATACTGGATTTATTTTTCCAATAGTCTAAAATAATAACTTTTTGTTTCTGCGCTTTTTTGTACTTAGAGCTAGTAGAGTCTCCGCCTGAGATTAACGCATAGCAATCTTTTGTAATTGTAGAAGCTATCGCAAATCCGTATTGTTGAAGATGTTCTCCTAATTGTGATCGAGTCATATCCATCTTGCCAGTGATACAAATCTTTCGTTTAGGAGTCTGTAGTACTTCATCTACAGATAAATCTTCTTCTAGTTGAAGTGGAAGTGTTTCCACCCATTCTTCATTCTCATCCAACCATGTGAGAATGCTATCAATCGTGCTTGGACCCACACCTTTAATTTCGGTAATTTCAATATCTCGCAAATTATTAAATCTTGAAATGTGGCGGGTAATGAGTTTTGCTGCTCGTTTTCCAACTCCTGGAATACCAAGAGCAGCAAGTACGAGTGAATAGGGCTTAGTTTTAGTTCGCTCAATTTCTTCTTCAATTTTTGCCCCGTTTGCACCTAGTATGTCCCAGTTAGGATCATCAAATAAATCAACTGGGTGCATTAGTTTTAATTTCCTTATACTTGCTGGGCCAAGTCCTTTGATGTCTAATGTTTTTATAAAGTGTTCCAAAACTTTAGTAGAGTTCGCACGATCTGAGAAAAGTTTTGGTCCGACTCGTTTTAGTTTACAATCAACACTCTCTTCAGCATGTTTCTTAGTAATTTTAAGATTGTGTGGAGAATGTTCAATCACTCGTAAAAATTTAGGTATTACGCCACCAGCCCGTTCAATCTCAATACGGTCACCAAAGCCTAAATTATGGCTTTCGATTTGTTCTATGTTGTGAAGAGTAACTCGGGAGATAGTGGCGTCGTCTAGTACTACAGGATCAACTACGCCAGTAGGAGCAACAACTCCAGTCCGGCCAACAGTCCATAGCACTTCTTTTAGTGTAGTAATTGCAGTAATAGTTTCTCTACTTTTTAGTGCTACAGCAAATCGAGGATATTTTGAAGTGTATCCTAAATTTTGACACTTTTGCCAATCATTACAACGATATACTACACCGTCACAAGGATATTCCCATGCAGCATCATCTAATACTGTAAAGAATCCCATGTTCTGTAGAATATCAATCTTATTAGTATAATTCATTGTAAACGAAAGAATATCGTGTGCAATAAATTTAATGTTTCTTTCTTTAAACTCTTGTGGTGATTTTAAGCCTAACGCGCCACTAACATAATTGCGAAAGTTTTCAACATCGTTGTCTGTGACACATTCGCCATTTATTACGACTTGCGCGTGAATAGTAGAGATTTTCTGAGGGATGTTGGTAATTTCTCGGACGAGTTCTGTAACATCATCTCCTCGATCTCCATTCCCTCTAGTGAGCGCCAAATGTAATTTTCCATTCTTATAAATGACTGTAAGATTTGTCCCATCAATTTTTGGGGTTCTAATATCCATCCACTCATCTAATTCGTCCTTTTCATATATTTTTCTTAGCGAATAAAGGGTATAAGGGTGACTTACCTTACCAGCAGCACCACCTACTTTTAATGTTGGGGAATCAGAGTCTCGCCAACCTTGTGCTTTTTCCATTGATTCAAGCTTATCATAGGCTTGATCCCACTCTGCATCGGAGATGCTTGGCGTGGATAGGTCATAGTATTTATGGGAATGTTCAAGAACGAAGTTCTTTAATTGGGGATAGTTCATGCCTAAAATCCTTGTTAGAAATATAATTTAGCATAAATGAAGGGCATTAGCAAGAATTTTTTAAAAAATGTAAAACTAGTTTAGCCAATTTTTTATTATCTTCGATGGTTAAGTGATTGTAAATAGTTTGTTTAGTCTTACTTTCTCTTAAATAAGTTTTAAAATTTTTCTTAAGAATTAAAGAAGTATTTATACCATTTTTAAAAGTGTAAATATTATCATAACAAAAAAGATGTAAAAATCTTTTTTTACTTTTTTCTAAAACACAGTGGTCAAACCAATATAAATCTCTAATTTGTCTTTCTTTAGCGTAGTTTGAATTATGTAGATATTGATAGTATTCGTTTGCTGCTAGAAACTCTTTTTTTGAATTTGCTTTTTCTTGTGATAAATGACGTTGAACGCTTCCAAAATTAAAACTATATTTTTTATGATATAATCTATTAGGTTCAGTCCAGCAAAATATAGTTATATCTGTCTTTTCATTGAAAGTTTTAATTGCATGCTCATGAGCAGCTCCATCTCTACCGCTGCCGATTATTTCTGCATTTAGAAATGAAGCGACTAAATTACACCAAGAAAGTTCTCCAGTATAAGAACAAAAAGAATCTCCACAAAAATTAATAAGGATTTTGTTTTTCAAGTTCTTTAATTAAATCCTCTAAATACCATTTGGCTTTCATTAAATCTTGTATTTGAAGGTTAACGTCATCTTTATTTTTTAAATTGTAACGAGAAACATACTTAATCACATTAGCTTGGTTCCAATTCATGTCCCAAGATTTTATGTATTTTGTAGTTTCAATACCTTTATTATAATGTGGAGGGTGATTTACAGCGTCAGCCATACTTGACTGTTCACTCTGTATAGCAGATTTTTCGCTCATTGCAGCAGCTCCGATGGGGCCTCGCACTTTTGATTTTGCTACGGGTTTACCCCATAAGTCAGCAGGAACATCTTCTCTTACCGGGTATACTTTGCCAGTAACCGTAGTAGTTCCTGTAGTTATCATTGTTCCTCCTCCTGCTCCTCTACGAGCCATATAATCCCAGTATGGTTCTCTTACACTTGTTTTCATGCTAAAATTTGCTTCTTTACCATACATGTAGTTTGCTTTAGTTGACATTTAGTTTATCCTTAATCGCTGTTAACAATTTATACAAATTTTCTTTTTTATTTAAATTTGTCCCTTCAACTTGTATTTCTAACAAGTCTTCCAAATCACGAAGCATAACTTTTACTGTTTGTCCTTTTTCTACTTCGTTAGTCTCTGGTTTTTCATAAATTTTTAACTGAACTAATTTACTGATAACACTACGATACCCTTTTCCGAAGTGTTTGGCAAGTTCATGTACATCTTTTATATTATCTTTAGTATATAATGAAATTAATTCATTTTCCTGATCATCGCTCCAAGCTTTAACGCTCATTATTTTCTCCAAACTCAAATTGAATTTGAGTAGAATGCACGAATCTTTTACTAACTTCTTCCGCTGCTTCTTCTAGGAGAGGTAATAGAGAGCAAACTTCATCTGCAGGTAGTGCAAAACCACTCTTTGTCGGAAACCACTGTCCTGTGTCACCGTCCATTGCGTATTCTCTGATATGTAAGTATAAATTTTCTCTGAACTCGTTAACAGTTACTTTGACAGCGTTTCCATTATTTTTATGAAACGCAGTTCCATAGTCTTTATTCATTATTTTGTTTCAACTGTTGAGTCTGTTTCAGTAACAACTATAGTTGTCTTTTCTACTTTAGAGGAACTAGAATTAATACTTTTCCACCTATTGACGGCTTCATTAATTGCGGCACCACTATTTCCATTTACTTTTAAATATTGTACTAAATCACCTTCTAAATTAAATATTTTTAATTTATCATCACTGATTTTCATTTAAGTACTCCTTAAGTGTCCCGCCTTCAACAGGACGATTTAAATAATCTTTACCCATAATGTATAAGTTATCATTCTTATCATTTAATTGTTGAATCCAATCATTATAACAGTTTTTAACCCCTTGTAAACCTCTTAAATAATGCGCATTAACAGTATGAAATGCATTACTCCACCATATTACTTGAGTGCCTTTATTAGAAATTTTATTAGTTAACTTTTCTGGATTTTCGCAAATATCACAATGAACATATGTATGTTCAAGTGTTTTATAATCTTGCCAATGATTTTTGATAATCTTTTCTGAACCCCAATAGTTTAACTCCCTTAACCATAAATCTTCTGGAGTTTCATTTTCTGTTCTAGTTCCCGCAGTTTCATTTATGGAATATTTTGATTTTGCCCACTGAATAAAATGTGGATAATCCTGCCCATCCCAATGTTTTAATAACATGCGTTTATATGCTAAGGCTTGTTTACTATAATCATAATAAGTAATTTTAGTAGTGTTTTTAAATCCAAAACGATTTAAAATAAAGTTAGGTTTAAAATCAGCGGCTACCGAATAAAGGTGATCTATAGGTTCGACTAATTGAACATATTTTAAATCTTGATACCCTTCTGTATTCCATAGAAATACGCAAGTAGGAGCGTATGTAACTATGTTATTAATCCAGTATAATTGTCTATTTAATTCTTCTGCACTTTTATTTGGGTATACGTACTGCTTTTGTTCTCGTATTTTAGGATGAAAATTATACACAGTTAATCCATTTTTTAAGCTTTTATTAATAAAATTCCAACCATCTACAAGAGGTGTGCATACTAGGGTTTCATCTGTTGGTTTAAGTGTTAGAGGAGTATAATCGTCGTGTATATTGTGTACACTTCTAATTGCTTTAGTAATGTTTACAGATTCTTTTTGATTTTTATTTCCATATATGGGTTTATCAAATTTTTTATAATAGTCTAAATTTACTAATAAACATTGCTTATGAAGTCCATAATACCCGTCACCATTTGGATGTGCAGAATTTGGATTTTGTTTATCCATTATATGTCCTGTAATAAAAAAATTATGCGAATCCATCCATTTTTCTAATAAATTAAAAAAATGCGCTTCTTTTATTAAATGTCCTACACAGTGAATAATGCAGTATTTTTTATTTTCTTCTAATGCTTTATCTAAGATTTGATTAACAGAAGTTCCGGAGAGAATTTTACCGAAATACTTAAATCTTGTAAAAAATTCAGTTAATTCTTTTGATTTTTGTGCTGCTGTGGGATTTGGAATTACAGAGGAATCATCAAGTATTCCTACTATATAATTTTTATTTATCCCCATTTTTCTCGTAACTGTTCTCAACTAGTTTTTTCCATTTACTATTAGATTTATAATTTCCATGTATTATAATATGATATCTATCTTCGTTACTTTTGTTATAATAAGCATGAATATTGCCTACATCAAGAAGATAAGCCTCTCCTGCTTTAAACGGGACAGTTCCGTGATTCGTCATTTTCATTACACACCCTTTAGGGTGATTTAATGCAATATTTACAGGAGATAATACGTGTTTATCCATATCAGTATGTGGTGCTATAAAACCCCCAGGCTCTAATAACATAAACCGCACACGATAATAAATATCACAAGGATAAACTTCTGTTAACCATTTAGTAGTTTCGTAACATAAATTAGAGAGTTTAGTCCATCTATACGGAGTTTTATCATTAGATTTATATCCATATGAAGTAAAATGATTAGTATGAGTAGGAGAAATACCATGAAGACATAAACTAGACCAACCAGCATGTTTATATCCATGTATCGTATCTTCTGCTCGATGTTTAACAAAAAGATGTTTGTAAGATTTAGCTTCCTGTAACATTTTTTCATGTGGAAACTCTATATCTAATTTTAACCAAGGAAGGTTACTTTCTGTTAAGATCCATTTAAAATTAGACATCCCAAACATCGGGGTCAAAACTAAAGCTAGTACCGCACCCACAACTTTGTGCTGCCCCAGGATTATCTACAACTAATGATTTTCCAAATCCATTTTGTGTTAAAGTTATAGTAGAGCCGTATAAATATTTTAAACTAACAGAATCAATGACAGCTTTAGGAGCTTCACAAAAAACAATGTCATCCTCTTTTATTTCTGTATCTTCATCCATTAAATAGTTAAAACCGGAACATCCGCCCCCAGAAACACCAAATCTAAAAAAAGAATTTTCTTGTTCTAAATTGTCCTGAATAAAAATTTTTGCTTTGTTTGTGAGTTTTGGTAGATTTCCATGAACTTCTTCATTAATTGTAGGCGGGTGAAAATGAAAGTCTTTTAAAATTTTTTCTTCAAGAGAGTCTGTTTGGTTTTGTACATTCTGAGACATTTTTTAATACCTCCTCATATTTTTTACACACATTTTCCCAAGTATTTTCTAATTTAACATTTTTAATGTCGTCTATCAATTTATTTTTTTGATGATGGTGATAGATTCCCGCAAGTTTGTGCTTAACATCTTCTGTATTAGGTTCGTGCGCAAAAGTATGAGTGCTCATCATGGTTGTTGAATCGCCCGGTTTTAGGGCAAAATATTGTTGATCAGTTAAGTTTATAGGAATTGACTCTGTTTGAAATCTAACCCCTACATCTTCTGGTATAAAATCATTATGTGGACCAACGTTTGGTAAAAATGGAAAACATCCGCAAGCTACAGCTTCTTGGATATGCATACCAAAACCTTCAGCTCTATAAGGGTGTACTAAAAATTTTGAATTTTTATATATACTCGCCATTTCTAAATCAGAGAGTTGATCATCAATGTATAATATTTCACCACATTGAGTTTTATACTGAAGTTTGATAATTTCATTAAGAAGATTGTTTACCCCATAAATCTGAGGATTATCTTTAATGATAAGAGTGCATTTGTCATATTTTTTAAGTGCATCTTTCCACGCATTTAAAAGAATATCAATTCCTTTTCTCCACTGCCCATTGCCGACAAAAACAAAATTGTATCTTGTTGGATCAATTTTATTAGTATAAGGGGCGACATATTCATGATTAAAAATAGAATCATCATAACCATTGGGCACGGTAACGACTTTTTCAGGATTCATACCGCCAGTAACAAAAACATCTCTTTCATAGTTAGAAGGCACACAAAGCATATCAGCAAAAGTTTCAAACCTGTATTGCCACTCAAAAAGCATTTTAGGATATTCCCAGGGTTGAATATAAACGACTTTAGTATTTTTATCTGTCGGCCAATTCCATATTGGGGGATAAGAATGTCTTAACTGTACATCAATTACTTTTTCTTCTTTATTAGCTAGCTTTTTAATTAACTTTAAAATATCAATGCTAACACTACAATTAGGATTAGGAGAGTCTAATGGTGTAAGAAAGACATTAAAATCCTTACATTTATTTAAATATAGGGCCAATTGTCTGTTAATAAGAGATAAAGAGTGATTATCGTAAAATTTTCCTAGTATTTCAATATTTATCATTGGTATGCCTTGTGCGAAAACTGTTCATAATAACTTAATAATTGTTCTGTTTTTACAGGATAAAGAGAGGGCCATTGAGCAGAGCCTAGTCCTGACGTTCTAAAATCTTTTAATTCGTGATAATTGTCAAGAGTGACATCCTTCCACAGACTAAAAAAAGGATCAGTTTCTACTAAATCTGAATGACCGATGTTGTTAATTTTTTTATGTAAATCCTCTTCTTGTCTACAAAGGCTATAATGAATACAAACAAGAGGACTTAATAGTCTTCCTAATCCTCCAGAACTTTTATCTGTCCATCTTGCATAGGTAAAAGTGCTATCTTTATGAGTTATAAAGCCTTGATTCTCTCCAAAATAAGGAGTTGAGTCATGGTCTGCAATTACGAGAGTTGTATCGTCAATCTCCTTGTATGGAGTAGCCCAAGTCATACAAATATCATAATTTTTTATATAAGGAAGAGTAAGAGGTAAGTAATCAATAAAAAAATCTTTTGGGGTTAAAAGATTTTCATCAGCATCAATACTGACTATGATATCGTGTTCACATTGTTCTTTTAAAAAATTTCTTTCATAGTTATCGTTTTCAATGGCGACTTCACTTTTATGAAAATTTTCTTCAATTACAGAAATTTTACCTTTAGTATCAATCAATCCTAATTCTTTCCAAAGAGCTTTCTCATCAAAAGAAAATTTATTTCTACTCCAAGTAATTCGATCACTGTCAAGACCAAGCACAATTTCATCTACATAATCATAGTATGTTTTAATACTATTAGGTAGTAAATGTGCGTCGTAACTAATTAAGCTAATAGCGCTTTTCTTAATCATTTTTTGCAAATGCCTTTTTTCTAAAACCGTATACAGCAATACCGCTGTGATATCCCCATGAATCAGCGTTACCTGATGAAATTTTTTGAAACTTAAACTCTGTCACTAATCTATCTGAATATTGTTCGACTTTTTCTTCAAGTAATGGGGCAATTTCTTCACTAGAGTAACTACTAAAAATTACTACACTTTGTCTTGAAAAAGCATTAAAGACTTTTCTAAAAAAGTTATCATAAACTTCTGGGGTAATAGGGTCAATGTCCATAAAAATTACATCAAATTTTGAATGACTTGACCAAGATACTTCTTCAAAATCAGATTCAATAATTTTTAAATTGTCGGTGTTTACATCTTCCACAAATTGATATTTTTGAAAAACATCATACATTTGTGACTTCATGTTTGGCCAACCCTCTTCCATAAAGTATTGTGTTTCTTTTTTATCGTATTTGAAATTTTCTATTCCTACTGCTTGTAAAGTTTTATTACCGTACATTGCAGAGATAATTGTAGAACCTCTATATACTCCTAGTTCTAAATAACGTGTATTATCTTTAGAACACACGTTATTTAGAAATGTTTTTAACTTAATAGATGATTGTCCATATAATTCTCTTTCAGAATCTGTCAGTTTAGATCTTTCTCCGTCTGACATTTTTAAGCACGCGCCTACAAACTCTTCACTCAGTTTTGGCATTTTTTATTCTCCTAATAATAAATTGATCAATAAAGTAAAAAGGTATAGAGCTTAATAGTACTAATAAACTACAAAAAATAATTCCAAAGATAAAAGGAATTAATGCGATTAACCAAATTACTATAAAAATAGAGGTAAAAAACCCTACATCTTTTTTTTCTTTAAAAGATAAAGCTTTTTCTAAATTTTCTTTACTAATAAATACTTTATCAGTCATTTATAACCTCGTCAAGAGTTTTATAAAATTCAGAGTTTGCCCACTTAGATTTGAGAGTTTCAAGGTTTCTCATCTCAGCTTTTACTTTATTAGGGTCTTGAGCTTTAATTTGTTTATTATCTTTACTCTCGTAGTGTAATAATTTAACAGGTATTTGAAAAATTTTAAATCCTGCCTCTCTAGCTCTCAAACAATAGTCCACATCTCTATTGTAAGTCCATTCATATCCTACAGAAAAATTACCTATTTTATCAAATACCGACCTTCTAATATATATACCACCGAAGGTAGTCCAAGCAACTTCTCGTACACAGTCAAATTGTCCATCATCTAAAAGTAATTCTTCTTTAAACTTACCGCTTGTTTCAAGATTTAGTCCGCTTCCAAAATGATCGGGATTTCCTTCTGTAAATTGGCCGCCCGCAGATTGGATATAGAATAACTCATTTTCATTTTTAGCAGGATAAAGAAGTAAACAACCAAACATACCTGCTTCAGAATATTTTTCAACATATTCTAATACCTTATCAAACCACTTATTGTCTTCATCCTCTTCAAGAGGAACCATATCTGCATGCATGATAAAAATGTCATCATTAGGAAATTTATTCCATAATTTTTGATACATCATGTCAGAACCTATACGAGCATGATCTTTTTCAAAATAAATAGGGAGATTCCAAAGTTTATTTTTAAGTTGATTAATTTCATTATCATTTACATATGGGCAAATTATTTTAACACTCATATTAGTTTTTCCGTCCATGTTTTAGGGGTATAATCTCTTGTAAATTCAAGGTCAAGATGATATTCAAAAGGTTTACCTTTTTCGCCCGCCTCTCTTTTAATCCAAGCAACCATTTCTTGAATAGTTTTATCTGTTGTAACTTCTATATTATAATTAAATTCTTTCATTATTTTATTACTTGAACAATAAGCATTTTTTACTTCTGCGGGTCTATCTGGAAAATACTCAAGATTAGGGTATCTACTACAATGATGGCCTATTTTATATGCTAAATCTTTAATAGATATTTCATTTTCATGGGGTCCAATGTTAAAAACTTGTCCACAAATATCTCTATCAGATTCAATCATTGTTACAACCGCTCGGATACAATCTTGTACATTACTAAAACTTCTTTTTTGCTCTCCATCCCCATAAACAATAATTGATTTGCCAGAAAGACATCTATTAATCATTATACCAACTACATTTCTAAAGGGATCATAATATCTTTGACCAATTCCGATAACATTATGAGGAACTAAGGTAACATAATTCAATCCGTGTAACTTATTAAGAAGTTCTAAATGTTCTTCGGCTTGAACTTTTGCTAATCCATAAGGATCTTCTGGTGCTCTCGGTAAATCCTCAGTAAAAGGAGGAGTTTGTGCACCATACCTTGCCATAGAACTACAATTAATAAGAAGGTTAACATTATTGTGCAAGGCTGCGCTTGCTACACTAACAGTACCTCCCACAATATTTTGTGCTACAATTGCGGGGCTAAAAACAGATAAGCCTTCGTAAGGTAAGGCAGCTGTATGGAAAACAACATCAACGTTTTCCATTACTTTTTTAAGCTCTTTAGTGTTTAGAATATCTATCTCGTGTAAAGTTATATCAGGCACATTAGATCGTATACCGCCTACAAAGGTATCACAACCAGAAACATGATAATTATCTTTAAGCATTAAATTTCTTGCAAGAGTAGAACCTAAAAGACCCCCTACTCCTGTAATAAAAACTTTTTTCTTTACCATACAAACTTCTCTCTAAAATGTTTTACAATTTCTTGTATTTCAGTATCAAATATCTTAGTTGGATTCCACCCATACTGTTTAAGATATTTACAACTAATTGAATATCTAACGTCTTGTCCAGGTCTTTCATATCCAAAATCTACATATTTCATGTAATCAGGAACATTTACTTTTGCACGTCCCATAAAAAAGCAATTAATAATTTTTTGTACTGTTTCAAAATTGTTTTGCTCAAATTCTGATGATATATTATAAATTCTATTTTTATCCGCTTGTTCTACTAATAATGTAATGGCGTTTACCGTATCTTCAACGTGTGTCCAAGTACGAATAGGTTTGCCTTTATCGTGAAGTTTAATCTTTTTACCTTCTTTTAACCTTTTAACAGCTAAAGGAATTAGTTTTTCGTGATATTGAAATTTACCATAATTATTAGAAGGACGAAGTATGAGATAGTCTAGTCCGTGAGTTCTTGCCCACGATTTTAGGAACAAATCTGCTGATGCTTTTGTTGCAGCATAAGGATTACTTGGATTTAGTTCTGATTCTTCGTTGAAAGATCCTTCTTGAATATCTCCATACACTTCATCTGTAGACATTTGTACAAATAAAGGTTTATCATAGCTACTTAACGTGCATCGTACTATTTCTAATAAATTACGAACACCATCAATATTACTTTTAATAAATCTACTTGAATTATTAAAACTGTTTTCTACATGACTTTCTGCAGCAAGGTTAAAAATAACATCGCATTGAGGAAGTCTTTTTATTTCAGAAATATCAGCTTCAATAAATTTGTACTTGTTTGGAAAATTTTCTGATATGTAAGTAATTTGATCAAAATTACTTACATATGTATGTTTATCTATACCAAACACATGCCATCCATCTCTAAGTAATTTAATGGTTAAATGATTTCCTATGAATCCAAAACAACCAGTTACAATTGCTATTTTAGAGATCACTTACGCCTCCATGAACTGGGTAACAAATAATTCTATCGTATATTAAATGACTGTTTACAGTTGCGTCACTTCTAAGAGGTTTATAATATTTTTGACATTCAATATGTTTATAAAAAGCTTCTTCAACTTTGGTTGGCTTTTCATGAATCCACGGCAAACAAAAAGGAAAAAATTCATCATCAGAATGATTTGGAAAACATTGCCCTTCACTTTCTGTAGTTAACTTATATTTTCCTGTATAGTAATTATCTAAATAAGTTTGCATAAGTTCATCAATATCGAAAGAGTCCCACCATTGAAGAATACCCGCTGCTGCTAACTCACTTATTTTGTAGTTTCCACTACGTTCAGAAAATCTTTTGTTCTCATCATAGCCAAAATTAACAGCTCTGCGGGTCATTTCTTCGTACTTTTTATCAATAATGGCTAAGCCACCCTCACCAAAACCTATTGGTTTAGTATGGTGAAGAGAAATAGAAGAACCAACACCTAAATTACAACTGTTTGTCCCTTTGTAAAAACTATAAGGAGTAGCTGAATTATCGAAAATAATTATTTTATCTAATTTTTTTGCTTGGTTAATAAGATATTCTAAATTTTGTAAATGACCAAAACAATTAGTAGCAATACAAATTTTACCGTAATCTCTTAAATACGTGTCTTCCATTTGCATATTTAATTCTGTATCAAAATCAACCACAATGGGACCAGCGCAGGGACCGAGCGAAGCTGAAGGAAAGGTAAAATCTTGAGTTGTTACTCTATGATCTACTTGATCAAATTCTCTGATTCCATAAACCATAGCGTGTAACGCACCAGTACCATTTGATGTAGCAATAACAGCTTTTTCATCAGATATCTTAAGCATTTCTCGTGCTCGATTTTCTAATTCTTTAACTGCTACTCCATAGTTTGACCAATGATTGGTGCTTTCAGCACTATGTAAGTATGTTGACAACGTAGTGGAGTTAAAAGTTTTATGCTGTATAAAAGGAGTAATCATTGCTTTAACCATGAATTTACTTTTTCGAGGGGTGCTTTAACTAATGAAGTTAAGCCTTGACACGCATTTTCACAATTTAAAATTGTCCATTCTTCATTTTCTTCAAGAAACTCGTTAATTGCAGGAATCAACTCCATACCGTATTTCATGGTATCGTGAAAAACTAAATATTTTCTTGATTTATTACCGTGTAATTTAAGTTCTTGTGAAAGTTGATTATAATTATGATCAGTATCAAAAAATATTAAATCACAAATTGGTAATTCAGTTTTAAGAGAGTCCTCAATTTTTAACTCCCATTTTATGTTATTTTCCTCAGCTATCTCAAAAACCTCATCAGTATTTACGCCATGCTCCTTTGGATGAAATATGTCGTAAGACCAAAGTGTCTTAGCAGAGCCAAGGTAAAGTTTTCTTCTGCTTTCATCCATAAATACCATTCTTTCAGCGCTGTCTGACATACCGTGTAAAAAAGCCCAAGTAGAAACAACAGATCTAGTCCCTAGTTCCATAATAATATTACAGTCTGATGATAAAGCGCTTAAATAGTCAAAATGAAACCACATGTCGCTTTCGCGGTCATTGCTGTGATAATCAAATTTTTCTTGTAGTCGTTTACTTGTCATGTGACATGGCCCATTCATATACCTCTTCCCAATTTACATAGGGTGATAGGTAGTTTTCTTGAAAATGACAAGACCAGCTTGGAATGGGACAGAAAGCATTAGTTTGTTTAAATGCTTTCCATGTCCAGCCATCATCACAAAAGACAGAACCTCTAAGAACTTCAAGTTTATAGCGCATCCATGTTTGTTTGTCTGCCATCATAGTAAAAGTAGCGCTAGGCACGGAACGAAGGTGAGAAACTGGACCTAAAATTACATCGGCTTGTCTTCCTTTATCAATTGAGTAGCGATCCGGATAATCATAAGGAAGGAAAAAACCTTTGTAACCACTTGCATATAAATTTTTTATGAAGGTAATTGCATTTGGCCGATGTAGGTAATCATCTTCACAAAGGTAAAAAATATCATCATCTTCTCCTTGCTCAATTTCTTCATATAAAAGCTCAAAAAGAGCAAGAGAGCAATTTATTCTTACAGGATGTAAATGAGGAAAAGGATGAGAGTCAAAACCAGGACAATAATCAAGAGGGGGTACTTCTTTAAATTCAAAGTCTGTTGTTTTTATTGTGTTGCGCATCCAAGTTTCTGTTTCTGCGCTTACTGCGTCACAAAAAACTCTTACACGATCTTCATCAGTAACACCAGAATTATTTACCGATAACCATACCGCTTTGAGGATGTCTGATTTAGTGTGTGTACCGACTCTGTACGTTTCTTTAGTAATATCTTTGTTTATACTACCAGCACTTTTTGCTGATTCGTTTGCTCTAAAATAAATATTTAATTTCATGGTTTATTTACTATATACCCACTTTGAAAAAATTTACGATTCTCTAAATTATCAAAGAGAACTTCTCCAGCACTAATGGTATTTTCAGATCCCATTTTAATTTTTGTTACTACAACAGCACTTGAGGCTAATACATTATTATCTTCCATAGAAGAATCCCCTAAAATTTGCGATTGAGGTAATAGGACATTATTAGACCCCATAACTACATCATGATGAACAATTGATGCAGCATTAAGTAAGTTAAAATTACCTAGCACAGCATTAGCTCTTACAAGACTATTCCAAAGAAAAACATTACCAACTCCATAACTTGCTAAAGGAGAGATATTGGCAGAATCTGCTAATACATTTGGAAAATATTCATCTGTGATAGGATATTTTGCCGTAAAAATATCAATAAATTTACATCGCCACTTTTTGACTCCTGTTGCGAGCACAAATGCGGCTTTCTTAGGGAAAGTAAAACCTGCCTCATTTCCCTCTTCGTCAATTACAATAGGATTATTTAGTTTAGAAAGATAAATATATCCTGAAAATTTACCATACTCTGAGGCATTTCCTTGTAAAAATACTTCAGAGTAAACTTCTTGTGCAAAGTTTCCTGCACCTAAAATATATATGGGATTCATGGATAAAGTCCTAAAAAGTTATTAAAGTATTTTAATAT